CTTTCGTGCATCTCAGCAAACTGGTTTTTCAGGTCTTGGAGTGGGTCTTTTTCGACGGCCATTAGCGTTTCCTTTGCGCGTTAAGAGACTTGATGCGAGCGTTTTCCTTTTCGACTCGTTGCTGGACCAGGGTCAGATAGATCAAGCGTTCCCAGGGCATGAGGTTCTCAAGCTCCGAGACACTAAATTTATGATCCTGCACCAAAGCGAACGTTGTAGTGTAGTAGTTCGCTAGATTATCATGCTGCAGGATTAGACGAAAAAACTGTCCAGACCCCGCACCAGGATTTCCTCTGTGTGACTACACCTCGGGCACTTGAACGGTACCTTCAATTCGAGTTTCGGCATCGACTCGAAAAATGCATCCATCTTGTCAACTTGTGTGTGGTTCAGGTCGTTGACGAAATCGACTACTTCTTCGCGTGGCACGTCCTTGGTCATCACCACGGTATTCGTGTCATTGATCGACTCGATACAGTCCACGAGAAAATTGAAGGCCTCGTCGGCCGAAAGGTCCTTGCGTGAAATGTTTCGGAACGACTTGAACGTGGGATACCGTAAGGTGATCCCCACACCCTCCGTCAACTGGACATACTTGTTGTGGTCCGCTCCAAACTTCGGGTGGATGCTCAAGAGGTCAACGGGATACTCTGAGATCGTGTTGCACGACACGGTGTTCCCAGTGTTCGCGTCGACCACAGACTGGTTGCACTTGTAGCGCAACGTGACCTGTTCTCCGATACTACGGGCCCGGAGATTGAGGAACAAAAATTCCACGTCGAACAGGGGCAACTTGTCGATGTCGATGTTGGAGATTCCCCCCACACAGTTTTCGAGAATTTGCTTTGAGGTGCTGATGATGCTGGCGGTTTCATCGGACTGCATCGCAATCATCAGCAACTTTTCCTCTTTCACGAGGAAGGGTCTGAAGGAGACCTTGAGACCCGATGGACACACCACTTCATAAAGTGGAACAGTGAGTTTTGGTAACAAAGACATATTAACTCCTTCTTTTGCATTTATCAAAATGCCATCGCTTCATGGCACTCTGTCCTCCGACTTTATCGCAATGAGGACAAGTGACAACAGTTACTATATTTTTCAACTTAGTGTGTGGTCGTTTCTTCCCAAGTTGTGCTGCGCTTACTGAAATACTTAGTGCTTTTCGGTGAGCTTCGGATTGGGGTCCTCGCTTAACTCCTTTCCATTTTATACTATTGGCCAGAATACCAGCTTGTCTAATAGCTTCTTCTTTGCCTATTTGTCCAGAGATTACTAGGCTAGCTATTTTATCATACTCAATATGAGTAATCTCACTGAAGTAATGCGCGTGAACTTGAGCGTGTTGCTTATTGTAAAGTTCTGGTGATAGGTTATCAGGAGCATTGACTCCCCTCAAGTTCCCGAATCGTGCCTTCCATTCATGCTTTGGGATAATATGATGAATAGCCATATGATAATTCACCTTTTGTTAGAATGGTAATTTGCTTCTTAACGAAGCTATGATGCCGTCGCTACTTCCTTTTGGTGGTTTGGGGGCTGCGTTGAATTCATGTTTGGTTGATTTGCTTGCTGACCCCGGGCCAGTTGTCAGCGAATACCACTCAAAGGCCATGGTGACGGTGGTGCGATGGAATCCATCTTCTGACCACGACACAGGCATCTGGTTGACTGCTGTAGGAAACGCATTGTACATTTCCCACTTCGCAATGGTCTCTAGGTTGGATGGGGGAGTCGTGGTTTCTTTGACTGAATGGGGACGTGATCCATCGACCACATCAAACTGCCTGAGAATGATGTCGAAACGATAGGCGTCTGGATACTCCAACCGGTTGGTGGTTGGGTTAAAGACCTGGCTCATCCATGCTTCAAAGAAACCGCGAATCAAAAACGAGTCCGTTTCAAGGAAGTTAAACGTGGTCTCTTGATAGAGTGATTGATAGGGTGTTTTGTAGGTCGGTCCATAGACCCGAGAGTCGTTGGAAATGAGTTGTCGACCAGGTAGCTCCGCAGACTCACAGCGAAACCCTAACAGTCTGTCCATATCGGAAAAAACAGCAGTACCCTCCCCCTGCAGTTTGACGGGGATTGACAGTGTGAAATGAGAAGTCTTGGCGACTCCGTACTGGCTAAGAGATGAAAGAAAGTCGGTGTATTGTCCAGGCATTTTAGTATCCTCTGTCCACAAGTTCCTTAGTAATAAATTCAAGCTCACGGAATCTCAAAGTCATGCGGGTGTTGACAGGTTGGTTGTCTTTTCCATAGAATGCGGCTCCAGAGGGTGCATAATCCAGTGCTATATCCTGGAGCACACACGTCGAAATTTTTCCCATAGTATTTACTGAAAATTCGATGTCAAATTCCGATGGTGGAACGAAATAGCGACCGAGCCCTGCATCAAGTATCTCCGGCGCAGAGTGGAATTTGAATAGATGGATGATTGTGGCAACTGCATGGGCTTCATCAGCACTGCGGGGTGCGAATAGAAACTCGAAGTTGAACTCGCGCAGCACAGGAGACTGGTAGATGACGTCGATCTGAGGATTGACCGCGATACCCAGGGCCGAGGTTAATAAACCATTCTCGACTCCAAAGAATTTCTCGGCTGCCTCTGCAGCCGGTCCACCGGCCGCCCTTCCTTCTTTGCTATTGAGACTGGCGAGAATTCCTCTGATGCCGCTCTTTTTGTAACCTTCCGTGAGAGAATCGACTAACCCCGGAGCAGACGTGACAGCTTGAGCAAGGCCCAAGTATGGAATACCCGATATGCTTGCGTTGTTAAATTGGTTACTAAAATTCCAACTCAACGTGTCGGGCATAAACAACCGAATTGCTTGAACGGTACGGTGTGTTTTTCGACCAAACCCTATATTCGTATCCTTGTAACTTTTCGCTAGGGTGCGCGTTGCGCGAGCGTTGATATCAACGGTTGATAGGGGGACCGTTCTCTTTGACTTGGGCCGCTTGAACTTGGACAAGTCTTGGGTCGCAATATAGAACGTGATGTAATAGGGGTGGCGGGTACCTTGAGAATCGAGGTCGGGTGGGTATTGAGCGTACTTATAATCGAAGTTGGTTTGATCTTTTTCTCGGCCGCCGCGCTGCTTTTTGGTTTCCGGTTCTGTAACTTGGGTAAGCACATCCCCAACCGCCTTGCCGAAATTTTTGGCGGTTTCACCAACTGCCACGCCGCCTATAGAAAGCCCACCATCCCACGCCATAAATACCTCCAATGAACTGCATCAGTGTATTTATGTGACATGGAGGAACCAGTGAGCAAATACCACCAGGGTCGCTATCGAGTGAAGAACCCCAAAAAATACGCCGGGAACGCCAACGAGATCGTCTATCGGTCGGGGTGGGAACTGCAACTCATGAAACAGTTCGATACCTCGGAGTCTGTGGTCCTATGGAACTCTGAGGGTATTGTCGTCCCCTATCGGTCGCCGCTGGATGGTGAGATGCATCGGTACTTCCCTGATTTTTTGATAAAGGTCAAGGACAGGGGTGGGGTCGTCAAGACCTGGATGATTGAGGTGAAGCCGCACGGGCAGACCCAGCTTCGGGGCACCAAACGAAATACCAGAAAGTTCCTCTCCGAGGTCGCCACCTTTGCTGTCAACCAAGCCAAGTGGGCAGCCGCCGATGAATTCTGTAAGGACCAGGGATGGACATTTCAGGTCATCACCGAAAAACACCATTCTTTCCTGTGATATAAATATCTCTATGGCTACAATCATCCACCAGATCAAAGAACAAGCGGTCACCAAGCACGTCGATACCTCGATGGCCTTTGGACGGTCCTGGCTCCTCCAAAAGGTGGCCAAGCTGACACCATCGGCCAAAAACCGCATAGAGCTTCTGCGAGACCGGGAAGCCCAACGCACTCGGACCATGATAGGGAGATTCTACTTCTTCTTCTACTCGCCCAAGGGTCACGAGACGCTACCCTACTGGGACCGATTCCCGTTGGTCATCCCCATCATGAGATACCATGACGGATTCCTTGGACTCAACCTCCACTACATTCCACCCAAGGACCGACTGATTCTCTTGACACAACTGAAGAGGTTTGCCACAGGTCCGCTGACAGATGAGCGCACCAGACTGCGACTGTCCTATCCACTGTTGAAAGCCGCACACGCTGCGTATCGTGCAACCCCCTGTATCAAGCGGTACCTTGGTGGATTCGTGCGCTCAAGGTTCATCGAAATTCCTACTACGGAGTGGGACATTGCAGCCGCACTTCCGTTGCAGAGTTTCACAGGTAAGACCAGTATTCACAAAGAAGAAGTCTGGCAAGATTCTAAAGAGAGGTACTAATGCCATCCGAATATTTTTCAAGTTTTCCCTATGTTGGCTATTCACTCAACGAATCACCGCAACCCGGTGAGTTGACCTGGGTCACGGATATCTTCCGTCGCACCGCACCCATCAAAGATTTACTCAAGAACAGGCAAATGTTTTATCGGTACCAAATTGTTGACGGGGAGACCCCAGAGATGATCGCCGGGCGCGTCTACGGTTCAACCTACTACCAATGGGTTATCAATATCCTGAATAACATCACCGATCCGTTGCTGGACTGGCCCAAAGACTATGCGAACCTGGTGGCGTATATCAACGAGACCTATGGCTCCGTCGCCAGTGCGGCAACCGGCATTCACCACTATACCATGACACAAAGCAAGGTGGATTCTCAGGGTAACTCCAGCGAAGAGACGTTCATTATCGACGAAACGAAGTACGATACGCTTACGAGTCTGACCCCTGTGGTAACCACGTTCGCGGGTGGTGTTACAGTAACGGTCACGACGACCCGTGCCACTGTGGACAACTACACCTACGAGATTGATCGAAACGAGTCCAAGCGTAGCATTGTTCTGCTCAGAGATTCATACCTTGCTCAAATCGCCACCGAACTGGAAAGCCTAGTGAGCTAATATGCCTATACAAGATGGAATACAGTCTGCCAGCGAATTTCAGCTTGACGCCCTCACCATTGTCAGTGCAAGTGGTGCTGCAGTAGACCTTCGTGAGATCATGCGAGAGTTGAACCTCTTTGAGGACTTGTTCAGTAATACCATGACGGGGGATTTATTTCTTGCTGACACGCAGAACCTGATCAACCTTCTCCCGATTGTGGGTGTTGAGCATTTGATTGTCACGCTAACCAAACCATCGGCTCCGTGGAAAATCAACAAGACGTTTCGTGTCTACAAAATCACAGATCGACGCAAGAGTGGGGCTTCTTCAGAAGATTACATTCTCCATTTTTGCTCCGAGGAATTGATCCTCAGTGAATCATTGAAAATCTCAAAGTCCTACAAGAGCATGACGGTCTCCGCGATTATCAGCGACATCACCACCAATTTCCTCAAGATTGATGCGACCAAGTTCCCTGCTACCGCACTCACCGCCACCGTTGGCAACTTTGACGTGGTGATACCATACTGGTCGCCCTTCCAAGCGATCAACTGGCTGTCACGCATGGCCCGCACTGGGACCCTTACGGGATGCTCGTTCGTCTTTTTCGAGGATGGTCGTGGTTATCATTTTGATTCCATCGAGTCTATGACGCAACAGGAACCACTCCAGATTATAAATTTTATGCCCATGAATTTCGCTGCCGCGACACGCGAAAAGAGCGCCAAGTCGGACACACAAATACGACTGGAATCCGCAGAGGAATACGAACTGGGCCAGGCGCCGGATTTGCTCAAGTCATTGTCGAGTGGCATGTATGCGAGCAGACTCAGCCGAGTGAACATCCTCGACCAGCAAATTAAGTCCTCGACGCAAAATGGCATCGAGTTTTTTGGCAAGACCAAGCACCCGAACAAAAATACGTTTATGCAGACGGGGCAGGACAGAACCCGGTCCACACACCCAGAGCATTTCGAGGCATTCCACCGTTCTGCCGTTGATAACCTGAAAATCGAAACGTGGCTGCTGCAACGCAATGCGTATATGTCAGCGATCCACGGATTCCAAGTGAAGATTGCTTTACCGGGTAACATGAACCTGCGCGTGGGGCAAGT